CGTCCGAATACCCGCGCCCGTCAGGTCCAGGGAGGACCCATCGCTGGTATCGCGAATGGCTCGCAATGCCAAGGCGGATTCAGTAGCACGGTCTGCACGCGGCCTTTCACAAGCCACCCGGGGGGATGGGGCCGAATCAATGCTTGCTTGGTACATCTGGATTCCCCAAAGGCAGACAGTGCTGCCGGTTGTCGTGCTGCTCTTGTCGCTGGCGGATGCGCTCTCGCTCTGCCAATGCTTCCTCGCCTATCAGCCCCGGCACTGCATCGGTCAACGCAAGTGCCGCAAGCTCCATGGCTCGCCGCGCGGATGCGCTGGCTATGCCACGCCTTCGATACTGAGATCGACGGGCGTGGTCCGTACCCACGTCAGTCCTCCGTCCCCAGCTGCCCAGCCGCACGGCACGCATTGCGCTCCAAGCGGTAGCAGAGCTTGCGCACCTCGCGCGAAAGGTCTTGGATTCGATCTGCCTCGGGAACGCTCAGGCGTTGATCCGCTATCGCGTCGATGCCCGCACCAGCCAACGCCCCCGTCAGCTTGTGCAGTTCCAGCAGCTTCGCCTGGATCGCGGCCAGCTCGTCAGGCCAACCGCCCTGCGGCGGCGGTGGTACGTAATCGACCATCAGGTCATACTGGGCAGCAAGGGAGCAGACCCAGTCAGTTGCAATCTCCTGCGTACCGACGAATAGCTGCAGGTAGTCCGTCAGGATCTCGGCCATCTCCATCGAAACGGACTCGCCATCGACGCCCCTGAGCTTCTTCCTCAGCGTTTCCGCCGAGATCGACTTGCCACGGCGCTTGCTAATGTGCGCGGCCGCGTCCTGCAGCCCCCCAGGAGCACGGGTCACTGCGTTATGCAGCGCGTCCCGCCAGTAGAGGTCAGAGCGACGGCACGTCATGCGGCCCCCTGAAATGCGCCATCGATCATCGTGGAAAAGCTGACTGCGGCGGGGACAACATTGACCGCATGGCAGAGATCATCAGTTTCCCGCAGCGCATGCGCTTCACCGCTGTCCGTACCTATGACGCCGCAGCAGGCGCCGGCGGAGTGGTAGCGGTGCTGTTTGCGCCCGCAAACCTGGCTCATGTCTGCCGAGGCGGTCATGCAGTTTCAGCCGGCCAAATGTCGGGGCGGATTGCGGCGAGCGCCAACGGCTCGCAGCCCAGCGCGACACCGATCTCGACCGATGCCAGCTGAATCTTTCGCGCCAAGACCGGGCTGGGCTTCTTGTTCCTCCATCCGGTCGCGCACTGCCACAGGTATCCCTCAGAACTGCCGGTCAAGGCAGCGAGGCGCCGCTTACGTTCGGGGTCCGAAATGAAGGTGAGTAGGTCCATAGGGCCAGTATTTAGCCCGGATCTAAACCTCATTGTCAAGCGCTCAGCGCAACCTCCCTGTTTAGCTACTAGCTACGCTTGGCGTATGGATGCCATCACCGCCAGACACCTCAACCTCCAGGCCTTGGTCGCCACGCTAAAACCCCAGTTGGGGACGCAGAAAGCGATCGCCATCCACCTGGACATGGCGCCTTCCTATCTGAACCAGCTATTGAACGGCAAGAAGATGGGGGATGACGTTGCGCGCAAGATCGAACGCGCGGCCGGGCTATCCCACGGCTGGCTGGACCAGCCGAGGTCCGACGACGACGCTGGTGCTGGGGCCGCTGCTGGTTCTCAGGATCTGCGAATCGACCCTGAGATCATCGCCTCCGCGATTAGGCTTGTGAGGCTGACCTTCGCCAACCTCGGAATTGATGACTTCAGCAATGAAGAAGACGGTACACCACTGGCTTATGCCTACGAGTACCTCTATCAGCGAGGTGAGGCAACGGTAACGCCCGACAACCTGATCGACTTCAGCAAGGCGCTTGCGCAAAGGCTCAGGGAGAAGGATGGAGAAGCAGAAGAAGGAGCCCCCAGCCGCGGGGACACTCGAAGCATTGGCCCAGGTGATCGCTCAGCGCGTCGCAAGGCGTGATGGGCAAAGGCCCAAGCTGCGTCTGATCGAGAACCCTAGGCCATCGACCATCGATGGCGTGACGCGAGACAGCATCCTCCGGCGTATCCGCTGGCTCCGCGATCACTACAACCTGGGTTGCTTGATCGATCAGGCAACGTTCAACACGCCAGGCATCGACTGCCTTGAAAACGACGCGCTGGTGCGTCTGCACCGAGAAATGGAAGCCGCGAGGGAATGCTGCATGGACGGAGTTCCGCTGGATGAGGCTGGCTTCATCCGGGACATTTCCATCCAGGACGCGTGACCCTGAACCAGAGCAAGTGGGCGCGCAAAGCGCCCACACTTACGGCGTGCTGGCACCCGAGTATTTTTCCCGCGTTGCTCGCTCTCGCTCAGCCCGAGCGTCACCGCACCGCTTCCTTGCCTCGGCCATCTGGCTGTCCGCAGAAATCCTGTCAGCTGTCTGGGCCTGCTGCAAGCTAGCAATCTGAGACCGTATCCCAGACGCATAAGTGGCGCCGGCAAGGTTGTTCCTTGCCGTAGCCAGTTCACGGTTCAGCGCGGCGATCTGACGCGACACATCCTGCCCTCGGGCGTTGACCGGGCCGTAGATCCTGCTCTGCTCCGATGACAAACAGTTGCGTTCGGCGATGCCTGCATCAGCAAGCTCTGTCGTTTGGTACACCGCCGCGCGATTTGCAGCCTCGCCCGAACTCTCCGTGGCAGCGCGGTTCGACCGCAGCTTCATTGGGGCCGCATCTGCGGAACATGGCGCCTGCGAGTAGACCGTCTCGCCACTCCTCCCTTTGCACTTGAACACCTCGGCCGAAGCCCATGGCGCGCATGCAAGCGCAACCCCTAGCACCATCAACCTGCTCCACATGTCAGCCTCCATGGCCCCTGTATGCCTAGGAATTATCAGGCGAGACCGGCTTACTTTCAGCCCTGCGCCATAATTTAGCCGTCAGCTATTGCAATCCAAATTTAGCTGTGGGATAAATTCTCCCGCCGGCCATCAGCCGGCGGGCGACCGGCGGGTCGCCACCCTGCCGGCCCCTCCCCCCGCCGGCAATAGCCGCCCCCTCGGCACCTGACCCGCCGGCGCCCTCCTTCGAACAGGAGCGCGCCATGTCCCATCGCTACGCCGATCCAAGCCCCTGCCTGCTGCCGCTGTTGGCCGTGAAGGCCCTGCGGGCCGTAGCAGCACGCGATCACAGCACTGCCCGTACCCGCTGGGTCCGCAGCAAGGGCGAACACAACCGCAACCAGCTGCGCTGCTCCCGGCGCATGGGCGTCGCAAGCCTCCGCCTGGAGGCCTGCTCGCGTGACATGTCGGCCGAGGTGCGCGCATGAGCGCCCCTGTTGAGGTCGTGGCGGTGAAGCTCGCCGGCCGATGCGCAAACGGCCTGGAGCGCGGGCAGGGCACCAATCTGCATGCGGTCCCCGCAGCCCAGGTGCGCCGGAGCTTTGGCTTCATCGAAGCCACAGGCAAGGCACTCTGTGGCGCGCAGCCTGGCCGCCGCTCTGTCGGCTGGACCGCGTGCGAATCCCAGCCAGTGACGTGCCCTCGCTGCAAGCGTGCTCTCGCTCGTGCGACAGCGGGTGCCGCATGAGTCGGCACCTCCGCCTCGCTTGGGCAGCCGTCGCGCTGGTGGCCGCCGTTGTCGTACCACTGCGTATCGCGGAGATCCACCAAGCGAATGCTGACCGTGATGCGGCCAAGGCACGCTGGGCGATCAGCACCTCGGTGAGGGGCTGACCATGCGCCAGACCTCTCGCCCGCTCCCCGATTCCGTGCCGCTGTGTGGTCCCGGCCATCGACCTCACGTCGTGGTGACCGAGGGCGCCCCTACCGGCCATCGCCTGGGCGCCCCCTGCCCGCCGCTGCTGCACATCGAATGCCATAGGTGTGGCCTCGCCACCCGCCCGGTACCGATGGAAAAAGCCGCGCTGGCAGAGCTGCGCTGGACGGATGCAAGCCTGGCACACCTGCGCATCCCGATCTCCCTGCTCGCCCGCCATCGCGGCGAGGTCCTTGCCGAGATCGCTGCCGACTCCCCTTCCACGCCCATCGCTGCCTGACCAGGAGAAAAAGCCATGTCCGCTCCACTCAAGCCGAAGGAAAAAGCCGCGTTGCTCGCAGCGCATGGCGCTTCCGACCTCACCCTCCACCGCACCGCCAACGGATTCGCGCCCCGCAACCGCCCCGAGAAGCTGTTCACGCGCCGCGTCATGAACTGGCTGGATGAGCGCGTGCTGATCAGGTACGACGACCCGCAGCTGCCGCGCAAGGCGACCTTGACCGCCACCGGCATCGCCGCCGCCGAGGCGGAGATCGCCAAGGCCCGCGACCTGGCAATGACGGCATGAGCGTGCAACCCACTCTGCCAGTGGAGCAGCAATTCGCCACCGGCCATCAGGGCGAGTCACTCGTATTGATGGTCTGCCAGGGCTGGCTATGGGCCGGCCTCTACACCGCCGCGCCGCGCGAGTCGCTCCTGAAGGTCGCCGCCAGCGCCAGCCGGAGCGTGGGGGTGTCGCACCACTCGCTCACCCTCGGTGGCGTCTCGTTTTCTCTCAACCGACTTGCCGCCCAGGCTGCGCACCGCTGGCTCGACCGCCAAGGCGTGCGTGTTCGTTCGATCTCCCCCAACAACCGCGCTACGCGCCGCACGCGAGGAATCGCCGCATGAACCGCTCTGTTGTCATCTACGGGCCGCAACGCTGCGGCAAGACCACCAACGCGCAGGATCTGCGCACACATTTCGGCCTGCAGGAGGTCCTGGACGACTGGGACGGACACACTGCGTATCCGCTGCAGGACACGCTTGTCCTGACCAATAATCCGGATGCCGTTGCTCACCACTCATCGCGTGTGCTGCACCACGGCTGCGCAATGCGCGAAATGCTCGCGGAGGCCCGCGCATGAGCGCCCGTCCGCAACAGATCGGCCGGGCCGCCGAAGTGCGCAAGGTCCTGTCCATGTTCCCGCAAGGCGCTACGGTCGAACAGATCAAGACCGCTGGTCGCATCAACAGCACGCACCAGGCTATCGGCTACACGTTGAAGGGGTTGGCACGCAGCGGCCAGGCCATCTGCCACCGCTCAGGCGTGCGCGGGATCTGGCGCCTCTCCAGCCACACGCAACATGCGATCGCGCCGCTGCGCGCGGCACCCGCGCGGGAGCGACCGACCTGCGTGGTAGGTCCGCTCACCGGCGTCAGTGACGCAGCAACCACGATCCGACACCGGGAACTCGACCGGCAGCAGCTCGCCGACGACCTGGACGCTTTCCTCGCAGCGGGCGGGCACATCGAGGTGCTCGGGCACACCCCACTTCGCCCGCTGATGAGCCGGCACACCGCCAACCACGGCAGCTATGCAGAGCGCATGGCAGCCCATGAGATGGACTGAGGCACGCATGAGCAGCGAATCCCACGCCGCGACCGCCACCGAACCCGGCAGGCCCGGCAGTATCTATTCCGATGGCCCCGTCTGGCACGCCTTCGGCCCCAGCCGCGCCGCCTATCACGTGGTGCCGCGACGCACCCTGCAGTCGATGCCGGTCGAGTGGCAGGCGCGCTTTGTCGCACTGATGGAGGAGGCGCGCGAAGTGCTTCCTGATGAGGCTTTCCCTGAGTACCAGGTGATTCGCATCGACGCCGGCCGGTTCGCCTCCGATGCGAACCGGCGCTATCGCCATGCCGCGCCCTTCCCCCTTCGCTCCGCTGGCGCCGAGCAGGCGTCCCAGATAGCGCCGCTCGCAGGCGCGTTCGTCAACAGCGACACCCAATTCAAGCAGGCCCGCCGATGACCGCGAACCTCACGCTTCTTCCTACGAACTGTCCCGTTCTGCGCGACGCATTTGAAACGATCAGCGCGATCGCTGTCGAGGCAGTGTGGCTGCCCAACCAGGCGAAGGCCATCACCCTCGCGCAGGCCCAGACCGCGCTGCGGGATCTGCACCACCGCCTGCCGCGCTTGCAAGATCTGCGCGTGTTCGAAGCCGCCGTAACCGCCTATGTGGCGACTCTTCGCAGCAGCATGCAGGACGGCGACACGCCGCTCTGCGATACCACCCGTGCCCGGCTGGCGCAGGCGACCGAATTACTGGAGCTGGTCAGGAATCAGTCCCGCACCGCTGTCGATCCGGCCGACCCGTGGCGGGGCCTATACCACCCAAGTCGTCTCCCGGCGCGCAACGCCGACGGCGAGATTCCGTGCCATCCGGATGTGCCGATGTGGGCTGACGGTCGCGAGGTATCACTGCGACCGTTCTTCCTCGCGCAGGGCTTCGACCTGGCCGTGGTCGAGGGCGAGTTTTCCGAAGAGGGCATCGGATCGGGCGTTTACAACGCCGCACAGGAATTACACGACTGGAACCCGGAGGCACCCGGAGAGGACTGGCGTCTGGCGTGGCTAGGCGAGACGGAAGACGGCCTCGCTGCGTGGTTCGTGCGGCCTCTGGCGATCGCTGCAATGGAGACGCGGACCGCAGCCCCCTCCCAATCGGACGCAGCGTGATGGACCCCACGCTGAGCGAGCGGCACCACCGATACAGGGTCAAGGCCGGCAGAGCAAAGGCCGCTCTTTACGCCCGCGTGGTCGAGAACAAGCGCTACACGATGCGCCAGATCGCTGACGAACTGGGCGTGTCGTTGACCACTGCCGACACGCGCGTCAAGCGTGGCCCCTATCCCCTCACTTGGGAATCGCTGCGCCTGGCGCGCCTTCCCGCCAACAACAAGGACATGCAGGCATGAGCAACGACAACAAGACTCTGGCTGTTGATGTGCTGGCGGTGCTGCGCCAGATCGCTGATGGCGAAGGAGACGCTCAGGTTCTCGCTATGCGAGCCCGCGCCGCAGTCGCCGAGCTGATCGATCACGGCGACCGCCTGACGGCGGCGTTCCGCGCGCTTGGTCAATCCAATGGCATGCAGGCTCAGATCAACGCGCACCGCGAGTGCGAAGCATCGATGCGGGCATTCGCCGCCGCCCTCGCCCGCGTCAAAGGAGAATCAGCATGAACACTGACAAAACCCTGGCGGAAGTGCAGCCCGGTGAGAGGGTGAGGCTGGCAACTGTGCCGTACGACCGCGCACGCGACCTGATAGGTGACGCATACAACGCCGGAACTCACGGCATCGGCTACGGCCAGCAGGCCATGGAGCTGCACGCCGCGATCATTCCCGCCCAGCCCTCCCAGCCCAGCGGCCTCGACCTGGAAGCAATGATCGCTACATGCGTTCCTGGGGGAAGCATCGTTGATCCGCAGGTTGTCGCTGACAACATCCGCCACTGGTTCGCCGCCCAGCCCTCCACGGGTGGTCAGGGGGATGCGTGGGACATTGCCGAACTTGTGCGCACTGACCTTGACCGCCAATCGTGCCCGGACGCGTACATGCGGATAGCCATGGAGTCGGTGGTCAAGCATCTCGCCGCCCGCCAGCCGGTTGGGGACCATCTTGCGCAAGACCGCAAAATGGTCAGCCAGCCGGTGGGGGAGCCAGTGGATGCAATCGAGCGCATCGCACGTCTGCTGTATCTGCGAAGCTGCAATCGCCATGCGGATGGCTCACCGTACACGGAATGGGAGGCCATGGACGACCGCATCAAGGATTACTACCGCAAGGACGCGCAGGACTATGAGGCGCTGCGCAACTGCGCGGTGTGGCCCGCTGGCCGCGAGAACTATACCGCCCCGCCCGCGCAGGCCACGGACCTGGGGCAGTTCCGTGAGGCTGTGGTGCATTGGTACGCAGATGCGGACAACGCGAACACGAACCCAGCGTGGGTGCGCGAAGAATCGACCCGACTGCTGGCCCTGATCGACAGCAAGGCGACGGGCAATGCCTGAGTCACTGTCCTGCACGCTGACGGAGCAGTTTGCGCCACCAAGTACAGACCCTATCCCAAGGCTCTCGCAGCGCTTTATGTCGAACGGAAGGGTAATCAGTTGCTCGCGCCAAGCTTCTGTCAGCAAAACCAATATCTTCCTTAGCGCTGGACATCACCGAGCGAAACATATCTTCCATAATGTCCCAGCCTCTCCGTCCAGCATCTTCGCCATTTACCTGTTTCCCGAGGCGGACGACATCCTTCGCGGACTGCACGGCATGCGCGACTGCGAGAATCAAGTCGAGATCTGCTGCCGGCCATTTGGAACCATCCACCTCCCGATTCGCAAGACTGCTCAGTTTTTCGGTGTACTGCTCGAAGTACTCACGCTCCTCCGCCGAATCTGCCAAAGGGTGTACGACTGGCGCCGCGCTGTCCGGATCCGTTTCCGCCGAGACCGGAAAACTCTCGATCAGCCCATCCAGGATAATCCTTGCCATCAATGTGTCGCTGCGATAGGCGGCTGCAAACACCGCATTCGCCTTTTTCCTGAGGAAAAACCTACGCTGGATAGACGGACCGAAAATGGCAGTGAAAACCGCAAGCACGGTACCGACTGCCGCCCAAGCATCCCACCACACTACACAGCCGCCGATTCCGGGCTCCATGCACGGGCTTATTCCATTCCACAACTGCTGCAACTGACTCATTCCCAAATCCCCCTGTGGATTGGCCGGCATTTTGCCACGCCAATGCAGCCCGAGGAGATCACACATGGCTGACCAGCTGCTCACCGCTGCAATGGTCCACGTGTTCGCCCTGGCCGGGTTACTGGCCGGCATCGCCCCCCTGTGGCCGATCAGCCGCGCATGCCGGGCCGCGCGCAATGGGCTGCGCTGGTGCTGGCAAAAGGCGGTGGCCTGATGAAGATCCAACACCTGGTCAACGTCTCCGGCGGCAAGGACAGCACCGCGGTCTACCTGCGCGCAATCGAGCTGGGCCGGCCATTCCGTGCCGTGTTCGCTGATACGGGCAACGAGGATCAGCGCGTCTACGACTACGTGGCGGAGCTGGCGCACAAGACCGGCGGCCCCGAGGTCGAAACTGTCCGCGCAGACTTCAGCCGGCAGCTCGCGCAGCACCGCGAATACATCCTGCAGAAGTGGCCAGGCCAGGGCATCCCCGATGAAGTCGTGCGCCAGGCCGCTGCGCTGCATGAGCCGACGGGCAACCCGTTCCTCGACTTGTGCATCAGCAAGGGGCGCTTTCCTTCGCGCATGGCGCAGTTCTGCACTGAGGAACTGAAGACGATCCCCATCACAACCCAGGTGGTCGGGCCGATGCTGAAGGCTGGACCGGTACTGCAGTGGCTCGGCATCCGGGCCGAGGAATCCGCCAACCGGGCCAAGCAGCCGCGCTTCAACCGGCATGAGTCCGGCTGCCACGTGTGGCGGCCGATCTTCGATTGGACAGTCCAACAGGTATGGGATCAGCACCGCCGGCATGGCATTGCCCCCAACCCGCTCTATGCCCTCGGCATGGGACGTGTCGGATGCATGCCCTGCATCAACTGTCGGAAATCTGAGCTGCGCAACATTGCCGACCTGTTCCCTGATCACATCGACCGGATTCGGAGCTGGGAGGCGCTGGTGGCCGCTGCCAACAAGCGAGGCAGCGCGACGTTCTTCCCCGCAGTGACCGATCCCACCGACGTGGATCGGCCTGGCACCTATTCGCGGATCGACACCCTGGTGGAGTGGAGCCGCACGAGCCGCGGCGGCCGGCAGTTCGACCTGTTCTTTCAGGAGCAGGCCGGAGGCGGCTGCACCTCCGACCTTGGGCTCTGCGAACGAGCCGCATCATGACTAATCCCGCCAGACCAGAGAAGCCTAACCGCCCTGCTTCCAGAAGATTGCAACGAATGACACTACAAGCGCAGCTACAGATATCCAAACAGCAGCCCATGCCGCGCGGGCAGACGAACGCGCTATGTCTGCCGCTTCCTGGTGCCGACGGGCCTCTTCTTTGGCTGCCTCTGCCTCTCGGCGCATACGCTCGCGCTGAACGACAAGCGAGAGATTTGGCGGCACCTCATAAATGGGCCCACCTGAACTCGTTTTCCCCACCTCCTTCATCCCTGATACCTCCCGGTGTTTTGGCGATGGTAGACGGGAGCGAGGGCGAATGGGAGCCCTACGGACCACAGCGCCGAATCACCGCCACCGAGCAGCTGCGCGCTGCGCTGGCCACGAACTGAAGGAGGACAACATGGCTACCGAGCCGCTCGTTTTCATCAAGATGCCCGAGGTCAAGCGCCGCACGGGCCTGGGCAAGACCACGATCTATGACCGGATCAGCGCCGGCACCTTCCCGGCGCCTGTGCCGCTGGGCGGTAACGCGGTAGGCTGGATCGAGGCTGAGGTGGACGCCTGGCAGGCCGCCCGGGTTGCCGAGCGGGATGGAATTGAACCCGCAAAGGCTGCATAGAGTGGGGGTATTGCTGGGGGTATCCGTTTCCGACACCAGCACCAACCACCTTCACCATCAACAACTTACGATCACATTGCGGTAGGGCCCACCTCCACCAACGAACGGTTCGTCAAGGACCGGAGAAGCCCAGAAACCCCCGCATCACAAGGGTTTCCGGGCTTTTTTATTGTCCGCAGCAGACCGGGGCAATCCGTTTCAATCCATGAGACGGTGGGGGTATATCAAGGGGTATCCGACCGCACCCACTGAAGCGATACCCCCAATGCCTCTGACCGACGCAGCCATCAGGCGCGCCAAGCCCAGCGACAAACCGCAGAAGATCACCGACGGTGGCGGCCTGTACCTCTATCTCACCCCGACCGGTGCGCGCAGCTGGCGCTGGAAGTACCGCATCGCCGGCAAGGAGAAGCTGCTTTCGATCGGCCTGTACCCGGATGTCTCCTTGGCGCGCGCGCGCGAGGCCCGCGACGAAGCCCGCCGGCTGCTGGCCCGAGGCGTCGACCCAGGCGCGCAGAAGAAGGCTGCTGCCCTCGCCCAATCCGCCCTGGGCTCGGACAGCTTCGAGACCATCGCCAATGAGTGGCTGGCCGCGCGCCCCTGGGTGCCCAGCTATGCGGAGAAGGTCGAAGCCTGGATGAAGAACGACGTATTCCCCTGGATCGGGTCACGCTCTGTTGCGGACCTCACCGCGCCCGACTTCCTCCGGGTGGCCCGACGCATCGAGGAACGCGGCGCAATCGAATCCGCGCATCGGATCATGCAGAACTGCGGCCAGATCATGCGCTACGCCGTGGCCACTGGCCGCGCCGAGCGAAACCCGGTTGCCGACCTGAAAGGAGCGCTCGCGCCGCCTAAGGAGGCCCACCATGCGGCGATTACTGACCCCGTGCAGCTGGGTGGCCTGCTGCGCTCCATCGAGGCATACAGCGGATCTGCCATCACACGCGCGGCGCTGCGGCTGGCGCCGCTGGTGTTCCTGCGTCCTGGCGAACTGCGGCATGCGGAATGGGAGGAGTTCGACCTCGACGCGGCCGTGTGGACCATCCCTGCCAGCAAGATGAAGATGCGTGCTGCGCACCTGGTGCCGCTGTCCAGGCAGGCGCTGCAGATCCTGGAGGACATCAAGCCGATCACCGGCCGGCACAAGTGGGTGTTCTCTGGCGCCCGCGATTCCAAACGCCCGATGTCAGAGAACGCCGTTACCGCAGCGCTGCGCAACATGGGTTACGACCGCACGATGATGACCGGCCACGGCTTCCGCGCGACGGCTCGCACCATTCTGGACGAGGTCCTGCACTTCCGCCCGGACATCATCGAGCACCAGCTTGCTCACGCGGTGAAGGATCCCAACGGCCGGGCCTACAACCGCACATCGCACCTGCAGGAGCGCGTGCGGATGATGCAGGTCTGGGCGGATTACCTCGATGGTCTGCGTGACGGCAACGTGGTGAAGCTGCGGGCAGGATGAGGCCTAAACGCCCCGCCGCATCTGCTGCAGCCCTGCCCTCACCCACGCCTTGGTGCGGACGTCCCTCGCTCGGGGTTTCGTCTCTGCCGGCGGCTTGCGCGGTTCAAGCGCCGCCTTGATCCGCTCGACCTCCTTCGCCCCAGCCTCGGTCAGACGCCGGGCCTGTTGCTGCTGCTCGCGGGTCGGCGGCAGCCCGGGCAGCGGCGGCTCGGGCTGGATCGGGGTGCTGTCGGTCAGCCGGGCGACTGCCTGGCGCAGTGGCAGATCGGGATAGAGCCTGGCCGCACACCAGCGCTCGGCGTACCGCTTCGCCTGCCGGACGTTGGCCGCGCGCACTTCCTTCACCTGCCACATCTTCTGGCCTTCCATCCATAGCCGGACCCCAGGACCGCCGTCGGGTGTAACGCTGGCCGTCTCGCGGCCGTTGTACCAAAGCGCCCAGCGCTCGCCGGTCTGGACCCAGCCAGAGGGGATCGGGGCGGTGCGGAAGCCTTGGTAGCCGTTCGAGGGACGCATGGATGGAAGGATACGCCCTGGCGTCGCAAGGGCTGCGACATGATCGCCGCCGTCCGGATGGCACGAGCTGGGGCACCCACGTTAAGGCTGGTGACGACCATGATTTCATCTATGTCGTTGTTTTGTATATTTTTTATGATGGCTAAAAGTTGGTTGAAATTTGGGCATCAAATGGTGCAGCCAGAAAAGAGATGTGCAATACTCCCCTTCACCCCGCCCGTCCGGCTACCCAATGCAAACTGCCCCGCTCTTCCTTAGCGTCCCCCAGAGGGACTCTTTGCAGTTCGGAAAAGGCGACTATTTCGAACCTAAGAAGGTTGCCGAGTTCATGCACTTGGACCGCAATGCGGTCTCCAAAATTGCCTCGGTTTCATCCGCTTCTGTTCGGTGGGATGAAAACGCTCCCAAAGCTGTGAGGGAGCGCCTGGAGGAAATCGGAGCAATCGCGAATATGGTCGCGGACATCTTCGAAGGAGATGCGGCCAAGACTGCTCTCTGGTTTCGAACCAAGAACCCTCTTCTAGGGGATATTGCGCCTAGGGATATGGTCCGCCTAGGTAGACATGACCGTTTGCGTCGATTTATCGTTACTGCCATCCAAGAGGATCAGGTTAGGTAGCGCATGCCAAGGAGGCCTCAGCAGCCCGTTCCTCTACACGGCATTCCCAACGACTTCCCCGCGAATATTCACGTCCTCGACAGATTCACCGAATCTGATCTGGAGGTGTGGAAGAAGCGATCTCGTGAACTAGACGCTCTTCACGATGAGCTATATCACGGGCTGGAGCCAGAGAGGACCAGGAGACGCGATCAGCTAATCGAAGCGCTGAACTCGCGACCGGCGCCTCCTTTTGACTTCACAAACTGGGTGCGAATGGTGCAGTACCGCTATTCGCATGACCCTCTCTCTGCTGCAGGCAGCGTGCGTTCGGTGGGAGGACGATTCAGCATCGGGAATGACTGCGACGAATCTGGCGCTGCAGCTGTGTTCCCTGCCCTCTACATAGGGGATTCGCACGAGACTGCTTTCCGAGAATGCTATCAAATGGCCTCGGATAAAATGCAAGCCACTGGCCTAACCCCAGCAGAAATGAGCCTTCGACGAAGCGATGCCTCGGTGCGAATAAACGGGCACATTGAGCGGGTGTTCGACGTTAGAAGTCTTGACAACCTAAAGCCGGTTGCAAAAGTCCTCGCAAAATTCACAGTCCCGCGCGAGCTGGCAACTCTTGCAAGGTCGCTCAAGTTGGGTAAGCCAGATGAGCTACTGATTCGTACGCCATCACGCCTTCAGTCCAACCTACAGGACGTGAACTGGCGGGCTTGGCCAGCACAGTTCGGCCTGCCCTCTCCAAGCCAGCGATTTGGCTTGCTCCTCAAGTGGGCTGGATATGAGGGTGTGTTGTACCGATCCAGTAAGCAGCCTGGTTCCAGCTGTATCGCGGTGTTTCCCAGCAATCTGTGCAGCGACAGGACTTATGTTGAGCTCGCTGATGACCATCCGCCGAACGTGACTCAATCAAGGCTCGACCTCAGCACTGCGGACTCCCTTTGTGGGTGGGAACACGTCCGTCAAGCTGATCGGGCTCCATAGCGCGCCGTACCGGCGCGGCGCTGCTCGCGCGCCCCCGGGTTGAGCTGCCTGCGGCCCCGGATCCGGCACGGTCAGGATGCCCGCCTTGGCCGACTGGCACCATCGGGCAACCTCGCCCTGTCGGGTCGGGGTGTCCCTACACGCCCCGGGCACGGCCGGCCGGGCTACCCTCCGGCCATGTGCGGCCGATTCGTCCAGCTCCCCGTTGTCGACTTCGGCCAGCCGGGGCTGGCTGACCTTGCCCCCGGCCTGGCCGAGATCCAGCCCAGCTACAACCTCGCGCCCACGCAACGCGCATCGGTGATCCTAGACCGGGGCGAAGGCCGGCAGGTCACCCGGTTGGCGTGGGGCCTGCTGCCGTTCTGGGCCAAGGCCAAGGGCCTGCAAGGCTCGACCATCAACGCCCGGATCGAGACGGTGGCCACCAAGCCAGCCTTCCGGTCGGCCTTCAAGAAGCGCCGCTGCGTGATCCCCATGGCCGGCTACTACGAGTGGTCGGTCAGCCCCGAGGACGGAAAGAAGGACCCGTGGTTCATCCACGCCACCGGGCCGCTGCTGGCCGCCGGCCTGTGGGAGGACACCAGCCCGCTGCTGCCCGACGGCAACTTGGGCACCTTCACCATCATCACCGGCGACAGCAGCGGCGTCTCGGCCGACATCCACGACCGCATGCCGGTGTGGCTGCAGGTCGGCCAGATCGATGAGTGGATGGCCGCCAGCCCCGACGATGCCATGGCGATGCTGCTGGCAAGCTCGCCTCCATCCATGGAGGCGTACAGGGTCAGTCGCGCCGTCAACACGCCACGCAACAATCGCGAAGACTTGCTCCACCAGGTTGCGTGATGCCTAGAGCAAACTGGCCTGGCTGTCGTCCCAGCTCTTAATGATCAGCTCCCCGAACTTCTTTCCTCTCCCCTGCCCTCCGCCAATGGTGTAGTCCAACTGAAGCGGCACCAGGTCGAAGCCGGCGAAGACCTCGCGGATCTCAGGATGGTCGTTGATCGAGACCACGAACCGGCCAGCCGAGGTGCGCATCAGCTCGGCCATCGCCTCGTACTCAGCAAACGGGAACTCAACGCCATAGCCCTCGGTTTCCCAGTAGGGCGGATCAAGGTAGAACAGTGTTCCCGGGCGATCGTAGCGCCGCACGCACTCCTGCCATGGCAGGCACTCGATTACGGTGTTTGCCAGGCGAAGATGCACCGCGCTCAGTTCCTCTTCAATGCGCAGAAGGTTCAATCGCGGCCCACCAGCCGTCACCACACCGAACGATTGCCCCTGCACCTTGCCGCCGAATGCCAGCTTTTGCAGGTAGTAGAACCGCGCTGCGCGCTGGATGTCGGTCAGCGTCTCCGGGCGCTCCATCTGTGCCCACTCGAACATCTGTCGCGAGACCAGGGACCAGCGGAACATGCGCACGAACTCATCCAGGTGGTGGCGCACGCAGCGGTACAGGGACACCAGCTCGCCGTTGATGTCGTTGAGCACCTCCATCTGTGCTGGGTACGGCCGCATAAGCAACGACGCGGCACCGCCGGCGAATGCCTCGACGTAGCAGTCGTGGGTCGGGAAGTGCGGATAGAGGTGCTTCAGGAGGCGGCGCTTGCCGCCCGGCCAGGAAATGATTGGCTTTGGCATGGTTTCTCAGTATTTGCGATAGGGGAAGCCGACAATCCCGCCGCTCTCGCGAGGGCGACGGGGCTGCGGCCAATGCCAGGTGCTGAGATCACCTGTGTTGCGGCGCCGCCCGAATGCTTGCCGGCATCCGGGCGGCGCCCTGTCTTACTAGACGGTTACTTCGATGAGGGGCAAATTGGGGGCGGCCTCAACTAGGCGCCCAGCCCGAACCCACACGTTGTAGGGGATGGGCAGCTGGAGCTGACCAAACGCCCGCATCTGCACTCCGTCATAAGTGGTCAGCGTGCTGGTTCCGTCACTGTTGTGGGCGGTGACTGTCGCCAGCAATCGGGGGCTACTGGTCACCAGCTCGCCGAATTGATCCCACAGGTCAGTCCGCATCGGTGTAGTGCCTCTCGATAGTGGCGGTCTGTTCAATCACAACGGCCTGCTGGTCGATCACAACCTCGATGCGCAAGGACTCGCATTGGCCGTGCCATGTGCCCTCAGCGGCGACGACCTCCACCAGATCCAAAGGCATGATGGCCCCCACTTCCCCCGCCTTCAGTGGCTTCGGAAAGAGGGGAACGGTCAAGTCCACGGCTGCCTGCTCACCGCGATCGCTCAGAACGTTGCGTCCTCGCTCAGCGCCTGCTGCAGCTACGCTGATCAGCGGGCTGCTCACTTGCTGAGCGTAGAGCTGCCCTGCCTCGCCAGCTTTACGCACCTTGCAGGTGACTCCTTTCCCAGAAATCTCGCCGGTCACCACGACGGCGTCATACAGTGGCGCGCTCCGCATCTGCAAGCTCTCAGTCAGCACGGTGTCTTCTTGCACAACATGGGCTGGCTGAGTGTCGCGCCAGAGCCATGGGCTGACTGGGTAGCTCGCGCGGACGTGAAGTGTGAGGTCTTGCGGATGAGATTGAACAACCGCCCCGCTCGCCTCGGCCAGTGCACTGATCGCATCGAGGGGCGTGCTGGCGTCATAGAACCAAGCACCAGCGGGCACCGTCCAATCAACCGTCTCGTACTGGCTGGTGAATCCGGTATCGGCCAGTTCTTCGGCCACCAGCTGGGCCATGCTCCTGTCCTCGTTGGCGACCTTGACCCTTGCCGGCGCGTACGGCGCCGCAAGCAGCGCTGTCCGCGACCTGCCGCTGAGCCGGACTCCCCCATCGGCAAACTCTCGCTGCTTCTGGAAGCTCTCGATGATGCCAGTCCACACATGTCCATTGAGAGAAACCTCAAACTGGCGCGGGCCACCCGCCGTGGGCTTCAGCAGCGACAGTTGCGTTGGGTCGGCCAGCTCAACGTCGAAGGTCCACCCCCAGGCGCTCCTGCTCGCACTGAGCGAGATCCTCGACACCTCGATGGGCGTCCGATCAGGGAGCCGTACAAACGAAACTTCATTGATCACGACATACGTCCTGCGTTGCGGTCGCACCACGTAGCACGCGGTGGTTCCAAGGTTGAGGGGCGCAAGACCCGGGACGCCCACCACCGAGCAACCCAAGTTCAGCGAAACGGAATGACCTGGCGGAACGCCGGGCTCTGGATCTGGATCGGGGTCAGGCTTTACCGGAGGGCGGATGACCCAAGGCAACGGCCTCGCAGAGCCCCAAGGCAAGCGACCAGGACGCCTGGTCACGCCGAGGTGCTTCCAGCTGTCGGACCAGCTATCGCTTGCCGTGCTGGGTGCTCCCTGCCACGGCAGCCCCCGCTTCGCGTGGACAGGCAAGCCTCGCATCCACGCGATACGAGCCGTGATCCCGGCAACGTCGAGCCTGCCTCGCCAACCAGCCAGCAGGAATCGCGACGCCTGCGGCAACCCACCCCACGGCAACCCAACGCTCTCGCCAACGAGAGCAGCGTTCCGCCAACGAAACCCCGCCTCGCCAGCAATGCGGGGGGCGACGCCCCACGCAACTGACGTGGAACCGTCCACCCGTGACGCGCCCTCCCATGGCACTAAGCGCGAACAACGGAGCGAACTCGACGTGCCCCAGCCAACCTTGGTGGAACACCTCGCCCGACCAGCATCTCTCCAAGCGATCGAGACGGCGAGCGACAGGCCCCGCACTACGGGCTCAACAGGATTCTCATCCCAGTCGACACCGAGATTCAGTGGCGTGAACCCACCCGCACCACTGAATCGCGGGCCAAGGTTCAGCCGAACGAATGCACCGCCCCCTGGCATCACGGCTCCATCTTTGCTGGCACCACCCAGTCTTGGATGGCTGAATTGACCCTCCCAGCCACATCCGTACCGATTACGCGGTACTTCACTGTCCGGTCGATTCCCTGAAGCCGCCATACACCGTCTGGACCGCTCAGCACTGATGCCAAGTACTGGAAGGTCACGGCGTCCTGCATCGCATAAACCTGGATGTACACGCGACTCGGCACATTCATGATCTTCGCCCGGCCGTCGTCCTCGCCCTCCGGCGCGTTTCCGCCGAGGAAGCCGTCGCCGCCTCGGGGACCCCAACTGCGATAGAAGGTTCCATGAATCATCGCCAGGGCGCATCCAGGCGGAACAGCACTTGGCCGTTGCGATCGGCGACATCGGGCTCTACAACGTTGTAGTTCACAGCCAGCCACTGGCCGAGCCCGATTCCTTCGATGAAGGGCACTACGCTGCCCTCTGCGTGCGGCCGGGCATGCAGCGGCACCAGAATTCCCGGCAAGTGACCACGCAAGGCGAACGGCGCTTCACGCACTGCTGCGCGCATGTAGTTGTATCCCCCGTGGGCACGGTCTGGGCCCACAGGGTATACCCCGGAGCCATATGAACGCCTGTTCTGCCCACCTGCAGGCGGATCGATCCCAGTAGTGGCGACCCGACCTGGAGCATTCTGCCCGCCGCTGTAGCTGCGCACCACAAATCCACCGGGAACGTACGAATTGTCGCGACTGGACACTCCTTCGACCGCGACTCCTAAAGGCGATGCAAAGAACAACGAGCAGACGTCGGCGTTCCAAGCCGGGGTGTAGAACGTCAGATCGTTCGAACCGAACATCACGAAGGGGAAAACATCGCCCGATACTGTCGTGTCAATGTCGCCGTAGTAATAGGGGCCAAGGCCGTTGCCAAAGTTGCTCCACGCCGTAAAAAGGTAGAAACCAATCTCCGTCGCTATGGCAATCCAGCTCCGAGCGTCGGCGGTTGTTGTCGGCGCCTTCGCAATGAATGAGCCACGGGCCTGTAGCGCAGCGCTGGGGGTTTGATCCGCGCCGGTGTCAATGTCGGACATCGAACTGTAGGCAAACAATTGAGCCAGACAACCCGTGTTCAACGTTGCAGCCGATGCATCGTCGCGCACTCGCAAATAGGTGCCAGAGCCCGTCGTAGCACTGTTTCGGAACACCTGCACAGAAGAACTGGCGTAGGGGCGAGTCCAGCCTGCGCCAGGCTTCGCGGATGCTCCATCCCCATACCCTGTCACCAGGATCGCGTTGAGCACGGCAAGCAATGAGCCGGCCTGGCCGTTAAGGATAGGCGCTCCCGGATCAGTGCTGCGGTAGACGATTGGTACCAACGTCACTGGGCACCTCCAGCGACGTTGCCCACGACCATAAGCCGGGTGGAGTCGGTTGCGCCTGCCGGCGTACCAGGTAGCGTGGTCCGCGCCATCCACACCGGTGCCAAGCCGCCCACGGTATTGAATCGCACGACATTGTTCACCGACCAACCACCACCCCAACCAGCAGCCCGCATGCTGAAGTACGCCTTGTTGGTGCGAGGGTTGATGGGCGCAAGGTCCGTTGTGGTACTCCCAGTGGCGATCACGCCCACCGTCTCCCCCATGACTTCAAAATTCGTCGAACTGGTGAACCGAACAGCCCACCTTTCCGTTATGGCGTCGCTGTTGGTCACGTCGAGAGGGAAGTCCGTGTCGTTGTAGGTGCCAGGCGCCGGGCTGCCAATCGGAATGTTGCTCCAGGCTCCGGTCCACGCGGCCTGATCGAACAGGCTCTCGACCCGCGCCTGCAGGTCCAGTGATCCATTCGCCTCGCCAAGCCGCAGCGCCGTACTGATGAGGGATTCGCCAGCTGGGTAGTCGTGGGTCAAGCCGGTGTTGATTTCAATTTCTCCTGTGATCTGCGGCTGGACCACCAAACGCCGGTCCTCGACCCGCTCGCTCACTACGATTGGCAGCGTGTATGCGGAAAGGTTGAGCGGATCGCTGAAGGTCAAGCTCCCTGCATCAAGGTCAGCGGTGTACCAGGCGCTATCCACGGGCTTCCCAGCCGCGTCCCTGACTTCCAGCCCTGCGATACGCGTCCGGCCAAAACTCAGCACCTGATTCGCCTGGGGCTCCGCAACGCTGTGCTTTGCCGTGTGGTGAATCAGGACCGTCTGCCCGGGCTTGAACGCCGGAACACGACCGTCGCTGGGAAGGCGAACAGATGAGAGGCCGATCACCACCTCAGACAGGGGGATTGACCGATAGACCACGGCTCCCATGTAGATCGAGCCAGGCAGGACCAGAGCCGGCCGCCAGACGCGGCCCCCTTCCACCAATGCGGGGTCGAACCAGGGCATTCCCTCATTGCCGGCGACGGGCACGAGCTCGCCGAACTGCACCTTGACGACACCGCTCTCCCAATCGACCGTGCCCCGCATCTGGGAGGTGGCGATATCACCATTGATATCAGCCGTCGCAGTCAGCAGCTCACCGTCGAGGCGGCTGGCCCTCAACGTGAACATACCCGGTCGCAAAGGGGAGCCCGGCGCGCGGAAGAAGATGAACGCAACGCCCGGGTCAGCGATGCGGGTCAGCAGGGAGAGGATCTGGACTTGGTTGCTTCCGCCCGGCACCCACTGCGACAGATTCACCACTCCGGACGTGTAGTCGATCGTGCCGGCGTAAACACCCGCACCAGTGGCAGGGTCGATGCTGTGATACAGGCCGCCGCTGCGGTCCACGTATGTCCGCCCACGGAAACTGAAGCGCACGCTACCAGGAACGACGCTATCACTGATGGTGGGCGTCAGCTGCAGCTGCATCGAGGGCAGCGGCAAGCTCTCCTGCGCTTGCTGCGAGGAGTCGCCCGACAACAGCCAAGCGACTGAGATGATAGTGCCAGCAGAAAACTCAGCGAGCACATCCAAGCGGCCGTACCCCACCACCTTCAGCCGACCGGACTGAAGCTCGTACTGCGGGTAGGACACCTGGCGGACCATGAACTTTCCAGCCTGCAGGCTTACCGCCCCGGTCGCATAGTTCACCGAGCCCAACACCGTGTCGGCACTGGCATCACCGACCGAGACGGCCCGCAGGTTTCCATTGCCATCGTCCCTGGCGATCGCGCGCATTGGCTGCGGCGCTGACGAGATGTCGTCGCGATCGCGGCGCACGCTGATCACCCAGTCAAGGAGAACCGAGCCCGGCCGCACAGGCCCTTGCGGCAGCACAAAGGAGACGATCCCGGAGCCGTCCGGCACCGGCTGTGGCGCCGCATTGAGCTGCTGGCCCCAGTCATATGTGACCGCGACCTGGCTATCAGCGTCCGGCAGGGTCGCCGGCCGCAGCGTTACCTCACCTGTGGCATACGCGATCGAGCCGCGTAGCTGTCCCCCGACAAGCAGACCACCGACGCCGTTATCGGTCACCTCGACATCAGCCCCTCCGACGCGAAGCTTCATGTGGACACTACCGGGGACTGCGGTCCCCTCGCCCAACGTGAAGTGCAGCGCGGGCGGCAAAATGGCCGTATCGCCCGTACGAGGCTCTGCAACAACTGCAGTGCCCCACGCGCCAATGATGCTGCTCTTCAGGTCCGGCAAAGCGCCTGCCGTCAGAACGACCGAGCCGGTCATGTAGTTGATCGTGCCACCGCCCTGACCAGGCTTGCCGACCAGCTGCCCCTTTCCGTTGTCGCTCAGCCTCACCCAACGCCCCAGAGCCCGATAGTCGACAGTGACCGTCCCAGGCGCCGGCAGAGGCGTCAGCTGCATCAACCAGACCATTCCCTGGTTGTTTTGGGTCACCGTGATCTCGTCGGTGTAGCCCTGCACAGAGATTGAGCCGGCAGGAGTGGCGGAGATGCTCAGGCTGGTCAATCCGACGCCCGTAGCGTGGGAAATCGTTATCACCCCGGATTGGTAGTCGACGCTTCCGCTCCAGGGAGTCACCGCCGCCGATTCCAGGGCACCGCTGCCGTCATCTACCAGCTCGACGCTTCCAGCCATGACTTTGACGCTACCCACTGCCACACCGGTGCCCAAGTAGCGGTTGACCGCCACGCCGGCATTGAAGCTCGCGGAGAACGTTTGGCTCAAGCTGCCGGCTGGCCCCGACTGCACATGGCTGATGGTGCCCATGCCAGCCAGAACGTCGCTCACCGGCGTCTCCGCCGTGGAGGTGGGGACAATCGGAACGTACGGCGTGTCGACCACCACAGAGAGGTCGCCAGGCTTGGCAGCCGCAGAGAGGCGCTTGACGCTGTGGTAGCTCGTCGCGTCAACCACATTTGTCTCATACACGCGGGTGGCCGGCTTTGTCGCGCTGTAGCGCACGACCTCCTGTCCGAAGAAGTTTCGCAGCAGCGGGTTGATCAACTCGATCACGAGAACATCGCGCTCGAATGCGCCTTGATCGTCCGTGAAGGTGCGAGTGGTCCTGGAGAGAACGGTCTTCACGCGAACGTACTGCTCCGCCTCATCATGCCCGGAGCCGGCGAGGGTCAACAGGCTGAAGTTGTCATTGATGTCGGGGCTGGGCGCATCTGACGTGGTATAGACCAGCATCGTCATCTGACCGCTGAAATGGTTGCCCATAAGGATGAACCTGGACTCGGTGCCGCGCGTGATGTAGCTCTCGACGCGGTTCTTGGCATCCAGCCGAACATCGCTGTACGACCCGGTCGCGAACATGCTTACGGTCACACGAGGGTCGCTCGGCGGGTCGATCAGCACGCCGATCGCATCCTTCAGCACGTCCGGCGCAGCCGTATCCAGATGCACGAACAGCTTGCGCAGAGTCGTTCGCCCCGTTGTGCGTTCTTCATCGCCAATATCGGGGAAAAGATTGTTCATGGCGCCGTCGATGATCTCGGCTTGCACCATCCGGCCACCACCGTCGGGGTTGTCGGTGAGTCGCTGCGACTGGCGCAGCTTGATATCGATAGCAGAGATCGTCATGTATTACACCGTCATAAGGCGAAGAGTGATAGAGAAGAGGTCGGCATCGAGTGCCGGTACTGCGAAGCGAGTCGGCTCAACTTCGATCGCCGGGCCATCGGTTCGGCGCCAGCGCACCTGGAAGGGGCGGTCCCCGCCGTTGTGCGCGGGCATGATGAGATTGATGGGCGCCAGGCGCGCCTCGCTTTCGCTTTCCTGAAGGGCTCGGAGGGTTGGAAGGTCCACCACGCCAACGTATGCCGTCCCGTCACGAGAAGTTTTCAAGGTGATCGGGCGTCCAGCCTGTCGCGCCGATTCCTGAACGATCAACGCACCGGTCAAGCTCGTGCGCGCTTGCTGACCGATACGCCAGGCGGTGAACTCATCGGTCCACTGGAGATCGGCAGGAAGGTCGATGCCTCCCAGAATGATGCGCGTCATCAGCGCCTCCCCCGCACAGACACGGATCGGCTTTGCTGAACCTTGCGGAGCACCAGTGGCGCAACTATGTTCGCGATGCGCTCGGCCTGTTGCTGCTCGGCTGCAGTCGCGCCAGCAACGATCTCCTTGCTAGGCGCCTTCCAGTCAATGACCAGAACCTGCTCCTTCGCCTCACCCGCCTTGATCCGGGAGGCGTCGGCTTTCGCCTGTGCTTCCGCCTCAGCGACAGCAGCTTTCCGCCGCTCCTCGGCCGCCTGTTTCGCGGCCCTTTCCTTTTCCAGCAGCTTCGCTTCGATTTGGTTCTCAAGCTGAACCACGCTATCGAGCTCGCTGGCGCCGACCAGGTCAAAGCGCTCGGCCAGCTCCTTTCGCTTGCCTGCGAGTTCGTCCATGCCTTCGAGCAACTGCTTTTGCTCCTCGGTGTACCTGGCAAGCTCCTGTCGCTGTGCGTACAGCGAGTTCCAGATGTTGGCGAACTGCTGAAGGCTGTTCGGGCCGCTCATCTGGCTCAACATGTCTCTCGTCTTCTGCGAAATCTCACCCATGCTCAGCGAGAAACCCTGAGCGGCATTTGAGGCGCTCGCCAAGCTGCCTCCGGCCGCAGAAGCCCCCTCAGCGACCCGTTCAACGCCGGTCGCGGCCTCATCTGATGCGCGTTTAACGTCGAGCATGGCGTCAGTCGCCTTCTGAGCACCCTGCTCGACTCGACCCATCGCAGCGGCGCCCTTTGTCCCAAGCTGCTCCATCGAATCGCTGGTGTCGTAGATCGCGCCCTGAACGTCCAGCTGGGACTGCACCTGGCTCCGGCGCCAGGCATCACTATCGGCGACAGCTGCCTTTGCGGTATCGGCGTACGCCCTGAACGCACGACGGACATCCTCGACAGATGCTTTACCGCTGGCCGCTCCCTGCCGGATGGTCTCGAAGGCTTCCCAAGCAGAGTCACGGGCCGCATCCAGAGACTGCTGCGACTGGATACCAAGCCGTTTGAACTCATCGGCAAGCGGGTTGAGGCCGGCCTGGATCTCGCGAATCCGTGCGCTCAAGGCGGCCGCCGACCTCGCTGCCGAGTCAAAGCCGACGCGCCCTTGCTCGCCCGCAGCCTGTAGCAGGCTGCCTAAGGTACGTGCCTCGTCCAGTGTTGCCACATTTCCCAAGGCAGCTTTGAACGCAGCCTCAATCTGCGTGCCGGTCGCAATGGCGTTCTCTGTGACGGCACCGAACGCAGCGATGGCATCCCGACCTGCCTGGGTGAAGCTGACCCCCAGCTGGCCCGAGGCCACGCCCAGCTTGGTCATCGCGGCAAGCAGAGTGGTCTGCAGCACCGCCGCAGCGTTCACTGCCCCCTGCGGCAGCGAGCTGAATGCCGCCTGCGCCGCACCCTGGAACCGGGCGAGTTCTTCACCCGACAGCTGCTGCAGCGTCGCGAGAAGGCCATCACGCACGTTCTGCTGGGCCGCAGCACCTTGCGTGGCGATGAAGCCCAGCGCTTCGCCTACCGAGGCAAGGCTGGCCGTATCGGCAAAGTTGAGCCCGGAGAACATCTTACGGATGGACTCAGCCGCCAGCTTGGCGTTGCCATCAATCCCTTCAAGCTGCGCCACAACCTGCTGAGCAGCGCCACCAATGCCGTTGGATAGAGCATCAGCGGCGGTCTTCACACCTGTTTTCAGGGATGCGAAGCCCGTGGAGACTTCCAGCAACCGCTGTGTGACCTGGCCCAGCTGCTGCAGCTGCTCTGCCGTCGCAACACCGGCCTTCTGCTGCATCAGCAGGAACCCCTCCTGCGCGGTGAGGTACTGCTCCAGACCAGACAGCCGCTTCTCGTAGGCTTGCCGCTCGGCCTCGCCCAGCTTCGCAACCTCTTCGGCTGACTTGATGACCACGTCACGGTATGCGACGAAAGACACCGCCTGCTGACGCAGCTGCAGCGCGGAGTCGCGTACCTGGCTGATGTAGGCCCGCTGCGCTTCACCGGCACGCTTCAGCGCCGGGTCGTGCTGCTTCCAGATATCCTGAGCCACGGTCTTGAGGACATCCAGACCGCCCATGGCCGCTTCCAGCCCCAGTACAGCGACGGTAATGGGCACGATCTTTGGCAGACCACGCAACAGCGCACCAAACCGACCGATGCCACGGCTTCCGCTGGCAACCGCTGCGTTGTTGGCGATCTGAGCGTTCGTAGTCGCAATCAGGGAGGCACGCCAGGCGTTCAGCTGGATCAGCGCGCCGACGATCTTGAATTGAGCGTACGCGGCGGCCATCAGACCGATCACGCGCGCATGGTCCACAACCCACTGGGTCGTGCCCTTTACCGCCTCGGCCATGGTGATGATGGCCTGGGCGGTTTGCTTGGCCCAGCGCGACAGGCTGCCATCGGCCGCAAGGCGATCCAGCGTGGTCAGAAGCGTGTTCAGCTGGTCCTTGAAGTAGGTCAGCACACCCTGGTCGGCAACTTCCTGCTTCCAGTCCTTGAACCGATCAGTGGCCGCCTTCCACAGGCCTGCGATGGTACCCACCTTCGCTGCTGCTGCCGCTCCGCCGTACGACTCTGCAAGCAGGTCCAGAATAATGGACTGCGCCTGCGCGACCTGACCCGTGGCCTCCAGGCTCTTGATAAGCGCCTTTTGGCTGTCGTCCAGCGTGAAGCCTTGCTTGCTCAGGCTTTCCATAGCCTTAGACGGCGTCTGCAGCGCCTTGCCCACAACCTCGGCCGACTGCTCCAGCGACATGCCCAACCGCTGGGCCTGGTCGATGGTGATCTGCATCGCTGCCGGGAACTGCTCGCCTACAATATTGGTGTAGGACAGCAGGCGCACCTGGGCGGCGCTGATCTGCCCATCGTCAAACAGCCCACTCTGCAGCTGCTGGCGCATGGCGGCCAGGCTCTGCGCGGTGAACTCACTGGTGCGTCCCGTGGCGTGTAGGGCCGCTTCCAGCTGCGCCAGCTCCTGCTCGGCGTCGCTGCCTTCCTTCACGATGGCCTTGATGCCATCGACCACTCGGTTCAGACCGACAAATGCAATCGCGCCAGCGGCTACCGCCTTGAGCCTGCCAAACCAGCTAACAGTGCTCTCGGTGGCCGACGCCAGGTCACCGCTGCCGGCTGCGGCGTCATCAGCGCGCTCTCGGTAATCGGCCAACGCCTTTGCCGCCGCCTTGCTGGTACTGGCCTGCTTGCGGAAGGCAGCGTCGCCTTCCTCGATCAGCTGTTTGCGCCGACGCCCCGCCTCAGCCTCTGCAGCTGCGGCTCGGGCCTGCTCGCTGAGTGCTGCTGCACTACGGGCTGCCTCGACCCGCAGACGGTGCTGGTGATCGGCCAGGTTGGCGGTATTGACGCCCAGCGAGGACAGCTCGCTATCGGCCTTGGCGACAGCTTCCCACTGCTCATGGAGCGCCTTCTGCAGGCGCTCGCCCTCCTTGCGCAACTCACGCTGGGTAGCCAGTACCTCACGGGATGGCTTCTCCATCTCGCCGATGCCGAGGCTAAGGGCCAGCGCGGCTTTCTGGTTGGCGTCAAACTGCTGCTCCAGCTCGGCAAGGTCAGCCAGCATCCCGTCGTACGCATCCGCTTTCGCAGCTGCTACGTTCAGGCCGGTCAGCGAGTCCAAAAGCTTGGAAGCTTTCCCAGCCGTCTCGACCGATACGTCACCCAGATCGCCGAACGCCGCGCGCAGTTCTTCCACACCCTCGCGGCCCCGGGTTTCGATGACAACGCGGATTGCTTCTTCCAGCCGATCAGCCATTGGTGTTTCCGTTGACGCGCCATTGACGGCGCAACTCAGTCAGATAGGTGGTGTGGAAACGGTCTATCAGGCGACGGCGCGCCGCCAGGGCCCGACTGTTACCATCAGCACCGGAGAGCATCTCGAACGGGCTGGGCCCACGCAGGATGCGAACCGGGCCACGGCCGTGGCGCTTCTGCTGCGCCCGATCCCAGCTGCGCACCCGGATGGCTCTGCGACCCTTGATCGTGGCTATGAAGGCACCGTCGTAGGTCTTTGATTCGCCCAGACCAATGCTGGCTGTCGCGCCTTTGGACTTACGGCCGGCCCAACGGCCACCGAACTCGATCAGCGAAATCTGCCGCGTGCTTGCCCAGATGGAGAGGAAATCATCCTTGCCGCGCTTGCCCGTGCTGTAACCTCGCTCCCCTGTCTCCACTCGGTACTTACCGCGCAGAGCCGAGGCCCGGATGTTGTAGGAGGCGCGCACCTCCTGTGCAGTCGCCGGCCCGGCCCGGCGCTGCAGCCCAACAAAGGCACGCTGCACCGACAGGTCGTAGCGGTTTAGCACGTCGCCAGCCAGGTCGGTGAGGCCGTGGAAGCCCTTTGCCCGCCGACCGCTGACGTAGTACTTGAGCAGGTTGTTGTTGCGATTGGACGCCACTGAACGTTCCTGATTCATGCTGGGAGGGCGCCGTTCGGGCGCCCTCCCTTTTGCCGAAGGCAACAGCTCGTTCAGCCCGCCGACTGCGCTGCGATCTTGAACGTGTAGAGATCGGCCTCGCCGGCCTGGAAGATCACCGGGCCGGTCAGGGTTACCTGGATCGGCTCATCGCTGAACCAGTCCACGTCGCCGTCCACGGTCAGGTCGACGTTCGGGATGGTCAGCAGGCCCTCGTCGCCGCTAATGCGGTCCTGCATATCGCCCAGGATCTGGAAGGACTTGCTCGGCGTGGTGCCGCCGCTGATGGCGGTTTCCAGATATGCGTCGTACTTGTAGTTCGCCACGACGGTATCGCCCGCCTGCAGCTGGCCGCTGGATTTCGGGATCAGCAGGCCATGCGCCGAGTCGAGGGTGTAATCCGTGCCCTTTACCAGGTCGACCGCGCCCTTCTTGAAAGTCGGTTCGGGGTCGGCCAGAAGGAAGTTGTGCGGCAGTTTCACAGGCGTGTCCGCGCTACCCACGGTCACGGAAATGCCGGTTGCGGTGCCGGCGGCGACCTGGGTGGCCACAAGCGTGCCGTACAGCATGCGGGCCAGGATGGCCGGCGGAACTTCCAGCGCGGTGATCGAGACACTGGTGACACCAGGGTTGGAATCCTTGTGGATGATCTGCTGATAGCGCGCGTCGCGGCGCTTGCTCTTGATTTCCACCGAGTCGCCAGCTTCGTAGCTGAACGTCAGCGACGACTGCTCCAGCGGCTGGTTGCCGAACTTGTCGGTCGGCTCCGGGATGACGGGAACGCGGGCGCCGTTCGCGCCGTGCTCCCAGAAACGCAGATCGCCTGCAAACTTGCGGACTTTGGGCTGTGCCATGGTGGTGCTGCTCCTACGGGTTGGGGACGGGCTCAAAGGTCTCGGTCAGACCAGCCCGCGCGGTGATCTGAGCGACGACGGCGGAATGCCCTGCGTCGTCTTCCAGGGTTGCCATCTGGCTTTGAAGCAACTCAAACGTGGTAATGCCCTTGGGTAGCAGCTTGTCGTTGAAGGTCAACACGCGAATCAGGTCGTACCTGGCCCGGTGCACGAGCAGCCGAGGGTTCACCTCACCGCTCTCTCGCGGCACCTCAAACTCAATCGTGACCGAGGCGTCGGAGGTGACCTGGGCAGACCCACCGCCGGTGCGCGACAGCTGCTGGACCGAAATGAGCGTGGCTGGTCCCGACTGATCCTCACCCAGCTCGGCATCGTCGACCACGATCAGCCCCGCCCCTATGTCGGTGAGGAATCCGGCGCTGGCTTGGATCATCTGCACTCGACCGCGCAAGAACTCGACCAGCTGCCAGGAGAGGGGTTCGGGTCGCTCAGCCACGGCGCACCAGCCAGACGCTACGCGAGCCGTCGTCACTGAGCTTCTTCGAAGTCACGAACACCTCACCGCCAACCTCTACACGGTCGCCCTGCTCAGGTTCGACATCTACACGCAGAAAGGACACCTCGACACGGCCGGCGACGAACTGGCGCAGCTCGCCGATCGTCTCTACGTCGCGATCGACATAGACCCTCACACCCTCAGTGACAGTCCCGTCCTTCACCGCCGTCACCTTGGCCGTGCAGGCCATGCCGGCAAGGGCTAACGAGGCGTGGATCGTCGCGTCCATGTCACGCAGGAACTCCAGCTCGCTCACCGCGCACCTCCCGAACACAGCATCGCGTAAGCCTGCAGCGCCCTCACCTGGGCGTCGCACTGGGCGGCGGCGCCAATAGCTCGGCCCGCACTTTCAATTCGGTCGTCGGCTCGACCATCAGGCTGGCTGCCGGCAGCGGCGGCCTCGGACAGCTCTGCGGTGGCGACGGACGCTTGCCAACGCTGGTGCAGGCGCTGGTTGCCAGCGCGAAGATCAGCGACGAGACGATCAGAGGCTTTCTGTGCATCGTTCTTTTCCTTCTCATATGTGGCAGCCAAGTCATTGGCTGCCTGAGCGCGTCCGCGCTCTGCTGCAAGCACACCATTTGCATCGGCCAGTGCCGTCGCAGCGGCATCACGCTCATTGCGGGCTCTGTCCCGGGCAGCCAAGGCGATGTCGGCAGCCCGGTGAGCTTGAACAACCGAACCCCTCTGCCAGATAACCAAGACGCTCAGACCGAGCAGTAGCGCTAGGAGTACCCGCGTCATGCCACAGACTCCTCAACAGGCGGGACCACCACTCCCAACTGCTTGAGCGCCGACTCCAGCGAGATGACACGCAACCGCAGGCGATGAGCATCCTCCTGCGCCTTCATGCGCAAGCGAACCTCTTCGTTGTACTGCTTGACCACCTCCGCTTGGGACGTCTCCAACGACTTCACCCGCTCTACGAGCCCGTTCAGCAGATCCACGTTGGCGTCGGTTTCGGTGCGCTCTTTTCGGCGCGCCAGAACCGCACCCCACGTCTCCCGGACGAGCCATAGCGCGACTGCGCTGGCAGCCAGCCACCAAGGTGCGCTATCCCCCACGCCGCTCCCAATCATTTCAGCGCCTCGGCAATGCCTGCGGCGACAACGTCGGCGTTCCAGTACGTGCCACCGTTCTCGTGCTTGGCGATGGCGGTCGCGAGACGACCCAGCGTCACAGGGTTGTCCAACCGGATCACTTCGGACGGCGACACGCCTACGGCGTTAGCAACTTGCTGCACGTATGCGGTGGTGTTGTTCTCCACCGGTGGCGCCCAGCGACCGATGATCTCCTTCACCGTTCGCAGGCCATGCTTGCGCTGGTAGGTGAGCAGGGTCTTGCCCAAGGCCCGGAACCCCGCCTGCGGGGTCAGGAAGACGCAGAAGCGGGCCTCGCGGGCGACGGCAGCAGCTGACCGATCCTCACCCTGCCACGGCGTACTGGTACGGTCGATGTTGCCAGGATTGTTGTTGCGTACGCCGCGCGGCGTGCCGGTGGTACCCATGCGATTCCCCGTTGTCGCTGTGGAAGAACCGGCACCGCTCACGCCACGCGGGCATCAGTGAGCGGTGCCGGCCTATTCGGTTATGCCTTGGTGGCGTTGCCCGGCGAGAGCCGCACCTCGGCCGTCGCCTGACCGGCAGAGCCGGCAGCCCAGGCAAACGCCGCACCGGTGATGTCGCCGGCAGCGGCGGTCGCGGCGCTTCCGTCGAATGCTTTGGCGCTCGCGCTCCACACCAGCTTTTCACCTTGCTCGAAGACCGCCGCCGGCACCTTCGGCAGCGTGAACACGCCGCCCAGGGCTACGCTGCCGGTCGCGCCGACTGCGACGTTGACCAGGGCGACACCCAGCTGGTGCCCGACGGCAACTGGCTGACCCGATGCAACCGGCTGATCGGTGGTGTTGGTCCAAGGGATCACGTCCCCATCGGATACGAAGTTCTGTGCCATGTCTCAGTGCTCCAGTTGGGGATCAGCCGCAGCGCTGCACGCCGCGATAGTCGAGGGCGGCGATGCCGAAATCGAGGCGTGCCTTCCAACGCACACCGTCGACGGTGAACCCCTCCTCGTAGTCCAGGAAGGGTTCGGTGATCCCATCAAGGAATGCGACCTCGATGGCCGGACAGTCGTTCGGATCGGCGAACAGGTACCACTTGTCGTCCTTGATGCGCGCGGTGTCGACGATGTCGCGGAAGAGACCCTGCACAGCGTTCGGGCGCTGCAGCTTCCCTTCAGCGTCCGGGTCGTACTCGGCCTTGTTGGTGACACGCGCGGCACTGCCGTATTTGGTCGGACCGAGCCAGAGTGCCGGCGACAGATCCAGCACATCATTCCCGCCCACGTCCTTCTGCTGGGCCAGCCGGACGCGCATCGCGTCGACCGAGGTGACGCTCGGCACCGCTGCCGCCAGGATGTTGCCGTGGTCGGCGTGGAACAGCGTCTTGTTGGAATCCAGCTTCGGATTGCTGGCGAGGAACGCATACGCGTCGGCCTCAATGGTCCGCTTTGCGGCACGACCGAAGGCGGTCGCCAAGCCGAGGAACGCACCCAGGTCGTCGTTGATGATCGCCTGACGCGTCAGGTTGATGGTGTTGCCCTTGGTGCCAGCGGTGATGGTTGCCTTCTCGCCGTCCGGGATCTTCTTGTTCTTGAACTCGCCAGCCTCGGTCAGCTTGTCCAGGTTGCCAATGCTGCCCACGCGGTAGCGCGAATGCTCGCGGAAATCACTGACGGTGCCGGTGACGCACCAGCGGGACCAGGTGTCCGGCGCAACGGCGTAGGCCGCCTGCAGTGCCTTGTGCATCGTGCTTTCGAGCAGCACCGGGAAGTCACTGCCGCTCTGCGTGAACGCGCGGCCGACCAGCTCCAGCTTCGCCATGCCATCGGTGCGTACGCCGCAGCGCTCCAGGCTACGACGGGCCAGATCCATCAGGGTCAGGCCGCGCACTGGATTGTCACCGGTGAGCGCGAAGATCCGCTTGGTTGCGGGATCGATCACCTGTGCTCGGTGCAGCAGCGCATGCGTCACAGCGGAGCGCTGCAGATCCTGCTCGTCCTCAGTGACGCTGATGCGGTTGATGTTGCCGCCAGCAGCGGCGTCGCGCTGCTCCAGCGTGGTCAAGATCAGGCCGCGCACGTGGTCGACCGAGTGACCAGCGCGAATCCAGCCAGCTGCATGCTCGGTCTGGCCGTGGCGAGCTGCCAGCTCCACGATGTCGGCTGCGCGGGTGTCACCTTCCGGAGCCTGAGCTGCGGCCGGCGCTGCCGGAGCCGGGGTGTTGTTGATGGGTTCCTGCTGGACCGCCGATTCGGCGGCGCGGGCGGCGGGCTGAGGCATGGTGTGCTCCTGCGACGATGCGCTACGGGTGAATACACAGGGGGTCCCCTGTGCGGGTTGATTGCTGCGGGTACCTGCTGCCGGGTCGGCCGGCACAGTGACGAAGCTGATCTCGCTCGGCGTCCACTCCACCGCGCGGTAGATCGGCAAATCGCCGGGGTTGACGGCGCGCTCGATCTCATAGCGCTGCACGGTGTAACCAACCGAGATATTGCGAATGATTCCGGCACCGATATCGGCGATTACCCCGGCCAGCTCCTCGCGACCGGAGAGACGGATAAGGGCGTGGCCTTCACCATTGGAGAGCCAGGCGCGATCAACCACACCCATCTGTGAGCCGATGCCCCAGGTGTTATGGCTGTCCAGGACCGGTGCAGCGCCAGACGACAGACGCTCCATGTTGCAGGCAGCCTCATCAACGACCAGCTCCTCCCAGTAGTACGTGTCATTCCACCAGTCGTAGCGGCGCACACGGGTACCGGCGGTCCACTGGAGTTCGATCGTGCGTGCCTCGCTATCAAAGCTGGTCGGCTGCAGCGTGGCCTCACGCAACTGCGGGGGCATGAGGCGCGTCGTACCGTCCTGCGTCGGAGCCTGGATTGGCTGGGGCATGGTCATTCCTCGTTGGTTGTTGAGGCGTCGACCAGGCCGGTCCGGGCGCCACTGGATTGAAGGAAAGTCATCAGACCGAGGGCGCCGGTCTCTTTCATCCGCTTGAAGTCCTTGCCCATCTCGACGTACACCGCATCCGGGTCGTAGCCACGCCGACGCAGCGCTTCACTGGGTGAGTTGAGACCGGCGCCCATCGCTGCGATTTCCGATTCGATGTCTTGCTTGGGGTTGACGTAGTCCCAGCGCGGCGTGCTCCAGTCGGCAGTGCTTCCCGTGGAACGGACCCCACCGCCAAGCGCAGCTGCTTCGTCAAACCAGCGCCAGATCGGCTTACACATCTGCGGGACTAGCACCAGCCACTGCATCTGCTCGCAATCACGACGGAACTCCATCTGCCGGATGCGGGCACTGGAGAAGTTCACCTCACGCATATCACCGGTGGCCGACTCGTACGGGACACCGATGCCAGCAGTGATGATGTGCGCGTTAAACTTGCAATACTCGACGTAGCCCCCTGCCGGCTTTGGCTCGACAGTCTGGAAGGCTGTGGCACCAGTGATGTGGGTGACCCCACCGCTGGGCAGTGGCCCAAGGTCGGTGACCTGGTCGCGATCTGAGCCGAGCTGCGAAGGGCCGTCATCGTCCGCGTTGGACATCGAGTCGATGTCGCCACTGACGATCACACCAAGCCGCGCTTCCAGGTTCTTACGCGCGAGCTCGGCGTCTTCGTACAGCATCAGGTCGCGCACTCGCGCGATCACCGGCGCGAAGCGCGTAATGCCGCGTCCCTGCCCCGGGCGGACGGGGTTGTAGAGGTGGATGATGTCGGATGCCGGCACCAACGAACTGCTCAAGCGTACAGAGCCACGCACAGCCTCACCGGGATGCGCTCCGAACAACCAGTAGCCGCGAATCCGGCCGATCGCGTCGTACTCAATGCCGTTGATGATCTGACCACCGCCCGACGCAGACCCGTTCTTGTTCCCATCCAGCCAGTCGATCTCCAGCACCTGAAGCTGCAGCGGGACCGCAAGACCGTCCGACTGACGCCTGGTGCGGCGGCGAATAATGACCTCACCGTCCTGCTCCATCGCGCGATACGCGGTAGCCATAAGGCCGTAAATGTCCGACTTTCCGTCCGCATCCGCCACATCGGCCCAGCGGCCCCACAGGATGTCCAGCGCGGAAGCGTTTGGGCCTTCGGCCTTGGGAGTAATGCCGGTCCCGATCGTTGCACTCACCAGCACCTGGAGGGACCGCGCGCAGTACGGAACGTTCTGCACCAGCGCCCGAGCCCGGTTGCGCAGTTCGCGGGCGTCTGCCAGGTGATCGGCGTTCGCGCTGGCCCCTGCCCTACGAACACGCCAACCGTCAGTGCGTGAGGCGCCCTCGTAGGCACGCACCGCATCCAGCGTTGCCCTGGCGCGATGACGCTTCAGGGCTGCCTGGGGAGAAATGGCGCCGATGACCCTGTCCAGTAGCGAGGCCGCCATGTCAGAAGCCCCTTAGCGTCGTGAACCGATAGCGGCGTGTGGCCGACTTCCGTCGCCCCGCCGTCGTGGCGGCAACCTCAGCTTCCATGCGGTCCAATGCTGTCAACATTGCTTCGACAGACTGATACGTGATCTGACGATCACCATGCCGGACGGACAACTGGCCGCTGGCGATGGCGGCCTTCAGCCTCTGCACATCGTCTTTGGTCCAGCTCATCAGTGAGGCATCCGCGAGATCATGGATGCCAGTTTGCTGATCAGGTGCGGGTGAGTCTCGGGGAACTCACCCGCACCCCCTACCCATTGGAGCAAGGCTCATCAAGCAAGCGGTACAGCGTCCGTCTGTCGATCCTGAACCTCCTACACAGCGACCGTACTGACTCCTGTTCCTGCATCCCTTTCCGGATCGCTTCCACAGGGTAGGCACTGCTTTGCATGCTGGCGGGAATGTACAGATCCTGGGCTGGGTACTCCTCGACAAGGTAGGCCACCACGGCCTCCACAACGCTGCGTATGTCGTCGCTGTCACATCGCAGGCGCAGCGCGGCGCCGACGGCGAGCTCCTCCGTCAGCTCACTGATTCGCACCTTGTTTCGGACTGTGTTCCTGCTCACCACTGCCTCCCCATGCTGCGAGGCTGCGCGGGCCGCTGCCGGCGAGGCACACTCGATGTTTCACGGGAATCAGTGGAAGCGTCGGCCTCCGACGCAGCAGCTGGCGTTTCGCGTGAAACGCTCACGCTTGGCGGCGCAGCCAGCCGTTGTTCCAAAAGGTCCCAATCGGAACGCGTGAAGCGGTTGATACGGACCTCTGGGTGATGGGTCGCCGCGTAGGCATATACCCATGTGTCCAATGGCTCGTTTCGGGTCACCTTCTTCTCAAAGCGGTTCTTGACTGGGTTGTAGACCTCCGACACCAAGCCCGGGAAGAACTCCTCCGGTAGCTGGTCACTGAGGTGGACCATACGATTCTCGGGCTTGCGCTCGGCGTCGGCCGACAGACGGCTGTAGAGGTAGTGCTTGGCTGCAACGGTCCCCACGTGGTTGATGGTGATGCCGCGCTTGTCGGTCTTGCCCTTCCAGGTGACGTCAGCCAACTTTCCCTTGGACAGCACAGGAGCGTTGTTGGGTACAGCACCAAAGATGCACATTGGCCGGGTGATGCGCCGCTGACGGACGTAGTTTTTGACGGCCTCGGTGCGGTGGCCACCAGCGTCGATGGCCACAGCTAGCGGCCGGAGCAGCGCGCCATCTTCGCGCTCGATTGCGCGATTGAGCAAATCGGTCAGGGCTACCCACACCGCTTCTTCGGCTGGATCGCCCTGCAGTTCCACATAGTCCAGCGTCCAGGCGGTCATACCCCGCCCCCAGCCGACGACGTGAACAGCAAGGCGATTGTCCTGTGTATCTACACCTACGGTGATAGCCAGCACACCTTGCGGAGCCGAGCGAAGCGCATAGGGCTCGGCACGATCCTTGATGACGTTGTGCTTGACCGCCCTCATTGCCGGGTCTTCCCACGTCTCGGCCAGACGGTCGTTCACGAAGGTCTTGAGGGAAGCTGGATCGCCCTGCGCCTCCAGCCACTCTTTTACCAGGTCCAGCCAGCGTGGACCCAGGCCAAACTGGTAGTACAGGCAGTTGATGGTGTAGCCGCGGATGGGCGATTCAGGATTGGCGGCGACCCAGCGCCCCTTCGCAATCATCTCTGTCTTGAAGTGCTCCTCGATCGCGACGCCGCACTCACAGCACGCATACCATGCGTGACTCTTGTCGGGCGCCCACACCAGGCCGCTCCACTGCAGCGCCTGGAAGTGGCCGCAGTGGGGACACGGCACGTGATACCGACGCTGATCGCTCTTGTCGTACAGCTTCGCAATCCGGCTGAGCCCGGCGATGCCAGGGGTGCTGATGTACTGCCGCTTGTAGGTGGTCGGGAACGACGATGTACGGCCGTCCAGCATCTTCACCGGATCGTCGCCAGTGGAGAGCTGCTGCGGCGCCTCATCGATCTCATCCACCTGCAGGTACTTCACCGTCGAGGACTTCAGGCGCTGCGGGCTGCCCATGTGCTCCACGAACAGCTGGCCGCCGGCGAAGTCCTTAAACGTGCGCTGGTTGGCGCTGTCGCGGCTGGCGGTGCTGGTCAGCGCCTTCTTGACCGCTGCACAGACCTCGATCATGGGGTTGAGCTTCTGGGCAATCCATTTGTTCATGGACACCTCGCCCGGTAGCGCATACATCATCGGGCCGGGAGCGTAGTCCATCCAATAGGCCATGGCATTGGTCGCAAGCTGGCTCTTGCCGAACTGGATCGGAAACATGCAGACCTGGTCGTGGACGGGGCTTCGGGCAGACATGTTGTCCATCGGCTCACGCAGGGGCGGGTTGCGATCCGTCACCCAGCGCCCGGGCTTGCTACCGCTCTTGGTGGACAGACGCATGTGCTCATCGCACCACTGCGACACGCTCATCGGCCGTCGCGGCTGAAGCGAGCGTGCCAGCACCGACGCCAGGCAGTGCTGTGCCTGCATCATTCCGCACCCTCTGCCACCTTGGCCGCCAACGTGCGAAAGCCCTGGCTGAGCTCTTCCAGAGCGTGGCTCACCTCATCCCACACGAGACGGCGGCACCCAGCCTCATCCAGCGTTGCAGCGAGCTGCGGCGCTAGCGTATCGGCCAACCGCTCCATCGCCCCCCGAAACGTCGTGGCGTGCTCTGCTAGGAAGGCTTCTACGTCCGCACGAGGCAGCAGCAGCCCCAGCTCCTTCTGCAGCGCGATGTGGGCCATGTGCGCGTCGGTCTCGGCCTTGTCAGCGAGCGCCTTGGCCTTGCGCGCAGAGTCCGGGGTCTGAGGGCGGCCGGCGCGTGAGGGCCTGGCTTCGTCGTCGTCTCCGTCATCTTCGTCGTCGTCGATGTCGGCGTCGACGGCATTGGCCCCCTCCCCGATCCCCACCAGCGCGCTACCGCGCTCATCTGCGTGGCGCTGGGCGACACCGGCATAGACCGGGTCTGCGGTGCGAGCGTAAAGCTCCAGGGAGGCGGCCTTCAGGAATCCCTTGCCGCCCTTACCCACCACCACCCTGCCCTTCTTCCTCAGCTCGACCACATAGGACGGCTTGCAGCCGATCAGCGAGGCCAGCTCCTTGCCAGTGATCGTCACGTCTTCCTCAGCCATTGCTACCCCCTTCTCCATTTCCTTCGAAGATCGTTAAAGCGGAAAAACGCGCGCGCGCGAACATGTGCGGGCTGTGCGGCGGCGTGTGCGGGATGCAATAGCCGCTGAATCCACGCGGCACAAGGCGTGTGCGGCGTGTGCGGGATGTGCGGTCATCTATATACGCACGCGAGCCGCATCGGGGCGTTGCAGAGCGATGCCCATTCGCGCACGCGCCCGCCCATGTAGGCCGATGCCCGCACATCCCGCACACGCGTACTGCCGCAAGCGATTCACGGCAGTTCATTGCCCGCACATCTGCCCGCACATCCCGCACGCACCGCACATTGATAGGCATCGTCATCACGCACGCGCCCTGTAATCGGAGTACATGCGGCGGAATGCCACGACCTGGTCCCCCAGCCACGCGGCCTCTGTCTTTCCGTCAGGCACCGTGCAATCGCCCAGCATCAGGAACCCATGAGGCCCGTTGACGGTCTGCTCGATCTGGTAGCGCTTCCGCGCTCGGTCGGGGTGAAGGATCTGGCGCTTGCGCACCAGCGCGTTGATGAACTTTGGTGACGGCGCCGGGCGTGGCATGCCTTCGCGTGCGCACCAGGCCTTGTAGACCTCGTACCACTCCTTCGACAGCGCCGGCATGGGTTTCAGCCCGGGAATGTCATCGCCGTAGAGCTCGTCCAGGAATCGCTGCGGGCTGTCCTGGCTCAGGCCGATCAGTTCTTCCTTGGCCTGCGTCATCGGCGGATTGGTGCCGTTGGTAAAGCCGGTCAGGTCAACCTGCAGCAGGTAGTGGTGAAGCGCCGCCGTCGCGCCGTTGCGGATATCGGACAGCACCTCGGAATAGAACTCCTGGCTCAGCTTATCTGGCGTCCAGATCACCGCATGGCGGCGGTCATCCTCTTCCAGCACGACCGGCATCGCCTCGTTTGAGAGGAAGACCAGGTTGGCGTGGTTGTCTTCCTCGTAGGCCTGGATGTTCTTGGGGTTGATGCGGATGCGATCGCCGGTGATCAGCGCCTTGAGCTTGTTCTTGAGGTGGTAGACCTCGGTGCGTGCAACCACTTCGTCGGCCAGCAGGAACAGCTTGCGGCTTGCCCAATCGTTGAACTTGTCTTCTAGGGCGGCCTGGTCAAGCACGCGGCCGTACTCACCGTAAAGCTTCATGTACTCATCGAAGAACATGTTCTTGCCGGTGCCCTGCGGACCATGGATCACGATGGTCGATTTCATCTTGGCACCCGGATGCTGCAACGGGTACGCGAGCCACTTGACCACCCAGTCGTACAGCGCCTTCTGGTTGGCCTCGTTCCCGCACATATGCCAGAGCAGCTGGAGCAGCCGGTCGCAGTTGCCCTCCTGCGGCACAGTCGGCCAGCCTGCGAAGAGATTGCAGGTCACGCCCGGCTTCTCGCCCGAGGGATCAAAGTCGACCTCGCGGACACGCACGATCGACCGATCCGAATGCTCCATCCACGCGCGGTGCAGTTCCTTACGCACGCAAGCATCGCGCATGTCGCCCAGGGCCACCAGCATGTGCTCTTTGTGGTCGAACACCGTGCCGCCCTGCCCGTAAACCAACGCAAAGCGATCGAGCAGCTCAGTCAGCGAATGGATGGGGGCCAAGCGATCATTCCCCTCGCCCCCATCGTTGGTGATGGAAGGCGCGCGTTTTTCTGCAGGCACCCGCCATGAAAGCTCCGTGAGACGGGCCTCGACCTGCGCCCGCACGACGTGCAGGCCCTCTTGAGCGTGGAGATCGTTGAAGTCGCTGACCTTGCGGCCGTTGTCGATGAAGCGCTCACGCCTGGACGGCTCATCGGCAAAGACCGGGTGCAACACCGCCCCGCCCACGTCCAGCGCTGCGGCCTCGGCACCGAGCAGGCCGGCATTCGACGCGCCATGCGGCTGCGCGCACGATGGGCAGAACTGCGGATGATCGGCCAGCACCAGGCGGCTCTTGCAGTGCCGGCACTTCTGCAACACGTCGTCATCGGCGCACAGCAGCATCTTGATGCCGCGATAGCGCTTCGCCAGGGCCGAGGCGACGGCCAGCATGTTGCCGGCATCGAACGCCACGGCCACCGGGTAGCCCGTAGCCATGTGCAGCGTGGCCGCAGTGGCGTAGCCCTCGGCCACCAGCAAGATCCACTGGGGACTTCCGCCGATCAGGTGGAAGTGGCCCTTCTTGACCATACCGGCCGGCCAGTACTCCTTCGCAGGCTTGTGCCCTGCCGCCGCCAGCTTCGCGCTGCGCAGCACCTGCAGGCCATGCACCTGTCCGTTGACGTCGAGCAGTGGGACAAGTGCGGCGCCCGTGGTGCCATAGCGCAGGCCGAAACCCTGCACGCCCTTGCTGACCAAGTAGTCGGCCTCGCCAACGGCATTGGCCTTGGCCCAGGCGGACGACGCTCGCTCTGCCGCTCGCTTCGCCTGGGTCTGCCGGGCGGTCTCCGCCCTGCGCCGATCCTCGGCCAGGCGGTTGCGCAGCGCTTCGCGCTGTTCATCGGAGAAGGTCTTGTCGCGCTTACGCAGATCAACCTTGGTCGCGCCGTTCTCGTTGCCGTGCCAGACGCCGTAGGTGCCGACGACCAGAACTTCGCCGGCCGAGGTGTTCAGTTCGTGGAGCGCGTACCAGCCCCGGCGCTCGCGTGAACCTTCGACGCGGCACCGGACCATGCGCCCGGTGGTGTCCAGTTCGGTGACCAGCAGGCCGGCAGACTGCAGCTGCTGCAGCACATCCCCATAATTCTCAGACATTCAGTAGTTTCCCGAGCCGCTATGTACCCAGGAAATGCG